TCCTCTTGCCGAGGATGACTTATTGGCAGCCCGATAAGAAAAACGGGATTCACGCTTCATAATACATTTACGAGAATTTTCCCATTTAGAATCGAACCATTTACCGCGATACAAAGATGGCTCGTAGCCCTTCATATCGTCAGCATCAGCGGAGCGAGCAGACTTATGCTCATGGCTGATGTATACGACCTTTCCCGTCGCAGTTGGTGCAGACTTAGCATACACCGTGTCAGAGGCAATGGCGGGGGAAGCAATAGTAATTGTTAGTACCATCCCCAGCATACCTCCTAGCAGTTTCGTTTTCATCTGTTTCCTCCTTGCGGCGGCAACAATATCTAGCATAACATAGTTGTCTCAATTATGCAATATTTAAATTCTAAAATTGTCTATTATGTTTCCTGTGAAATGTACGATTTCTGTGACAATTAGCACAAACTATCTCACATTTATCTATTTCTTTAAATATGTCTTCTAGTGGATGCTTGTCTAGCATTCTAGATATGCTACTTACTTTTATTCCTCTTACATGATCAAAGTCAAGCAGGTAATATGGGAACTTTCCACCACAGTCCACGCAGCCACTTTTTTCTTTTATGTTTGCCAACATTTGCGCTATTTCTTTTTTGCGCTTGGGGGATCTTCTCTTTGGCCTTTCTTTGGAAAACAAAGACTGCTGAACGTATTTATTTTTTGCTAGGTTTTCCCCTGGCATAACATTATTATACCTGAGTCTTTTTGCGCTTCCTTCGCTTTTTGGGGAGAACCTTAATTCTATCTGTCCTAAAGGAACGGTGACCACAGTTTTGACCACGCTCTAGTTCATAGCAGTCAATCCAGTCTGTTCCCGTGTCTGTGCGACGCACATATTCCTTAAACTTAAACTTAGTTCCCCAGACACCTTTGATTTTTATAATTTCCCCAGGCTCTAGCGTTCTGCCTTCGGGGGTAGTGAATGTAGGTTCACGATGGTAAAGATGTGCTAGCGGTGGAACTACTTTCTTCCTGCGACCCATGACGGTTCTCCAACCTTTTGATCTCGTCGGTAATATAAAAGATCGCCTTCTTAAGATCCTCTATATGCTTGTCTTCATTCTTTAGTCCTGCACGCCATAGATATTTAATGGCGTTACCTATATTATAGTTCCTATGACGAACAATGTCAATACATTCAACCCCACTAGGATCGCTTGTATAGTGGGATGGATGATTTACCATGTCAGACATTTACTCTCCTATTTCTTTAAACCAAACTTCTTAAGTTGGCGGTAGATTAATTGTACGCTAACTCCACACTCTTCCGCAATAGCCTCTGGAGTTTTTTTATCACGGATATATCTTTTTTCCATATATGCTTTAGAAAGATGCAATCCTTTACTTCTCATCTTTAACCACTTTCATCCAGTTTTTTAACGCATACATTCCTATACCACATGCGTCTGCTATATCATTATCGTCTACATTTATATCAAATTCATTATTAACTGTGAATATAGTTTTTTGCTTACGTTTTTCTCTTTCCTGTGCTTTATACCAGGAATTTGATCTTCCTGGTGTTTTCCTTCTAATAAGAGATTTTTCATCAGTTGTCAACAGCCTAGTTCCAATAAATGACTGCCATGCTATTGGGGTGACCCCGTACACACTCTTGACTCCCCCCAACTTTGCTGCACCTATCAGTGCTCCCTGACTCAATGCTAGATTTGCTGCTACTTGTGGGCTGTTGGCAAAAATAGTTTTTTCAATTAAAATAACATCAACTGGGTATGCATTAAAAAATGAACTTACCTTATGTGCGGTATCTCCTATTTTTTCATATATAGTGTTTCCAGAAAATACTATTTTCCCGCAACTATTTAATTTGTGATCAACAAAGTGGGCAAACGCCATGCTTTGTGTGCTTGCATCGATTGCACAAAAGTTTTTAGGAGATTGTATCTTTGCTACCTCCGATAGCCTAGTCTTTGTCATTTTCAAAAAATCCTTTTATTTCTTTAAAAGTTTTATGTACCTTTTTTTTATTTATCATGCATATTTGACAGAATCCATTTTTGTTGTATATGCTAATTACTGTGCCGCAGCCTCCACTACAAACTTTTTTATTTTTTGATTTGTTTTTTATTTTATTAATTTGATATCTGTCATATATTTTTTGTTTTGTTGAATTTTGACGACAACTTGGGGAACAATAAATTTGATAACTTACTGAAGGATTAAATTCGTTTGCACACCAAGAACAAGTTTTCATGTCTCAAGGTACTCCAAGGGTTCTATTTTCAATTCTCCCTTATCAGCGGAAGCGCACGCCTTTTGAATTGGACATGTCTTGCACACCTTTGAGTTTGCACGATAGGTCTTCTTTGGAATTTTCTTATCCTCCCAAGCCTTGCGTACCGTTCTCATCCAATCAAAAGCATACTCTACCCATGCAAGTTTCTCTTCATCTGCCTCTACAGTAATAGCATGTAGTTCGTGTGAATTCTTATTCTCATAAAGAAGAACCCCTAACCTTCTTCCCAATATCTTCATATAAATAAGCAACTGCATGAGATGATAGTTTGGTGGCTTGGCGTGCTTGCGATATGAATAAGACTCTTCCCTCATTGTCTTAATCTCAAGAATGGGCTGTGTCTCTCCCCATTGTAGAATACCGTCAGCAAAGCCAAAAATAGGAGGATCGGAGATCATGACCTTCTTCTCTTCCTCAACCATAATTCCAGCGTCTGTAATAGCCCTCTGGATGCGTGCGTGGGCATCGATACCACTCTGCATATTTGCTGATGCGTAAGCGTCTGCATCATCTTCAAACTCTGCACCCTCAAATGCTAGATACCAGTATCGTGGGCACGCACCATTTCCATAAACGATTGTTGATGGACTAAATGATTTCTTAGTCTTAAACTCAGGCACACGATTTGCTGTATATCCTTCTTCAATCTTACTAATAAGTTCCCTGGTGTCAATAGGACCAGATGGTTGCTTGTCCATTACTTGCTTCAAAAAATTCTTAGCCATAGTAACTCCCTAATTTAGCACTATACTTCAGGCTGTCTACCAACCTTTGTACCGCCTCATTAGCGGAGTAGTATAGGTTTTTCTTTGCTCTGTCATCTTTCTTTACATTTGTATAGTATGACGCTAACATCTTAAACTTGGCTGCATAAGCCTCCAGTTGCACAATAAGACCTACTGCCTTTTGCGGAGGAACATCTGGGTTCATCATTAACTTAACAATGACTCCAAGTGCGTCAGTAAGTTGATCGTCATTCATTAGTTCTGAGATCTCAGTAAATTCTGCTACCTCATTGACGAGTTCAATCGTCGTTGTCATTTTCTATTAGCCTTTCTAGTTCAGACAATTCTATCACGGCTAGCCTAGTTTTGCGACTTCCCTCTCCCAATACAAGTATAAGTGCAGGAGATTTTTGTTTGTCTACCTTCATTTGATCTGTTACCACTTTAGCCCAAACATCTTGAGATATAGAAAAGGACTTAGAGTATTCTTTTATATCGACAACATAATTATTCCAGGTTGCGTCACCCTTCTTCTGGTTCCTCCCTGAGTTTTTATGAAGCCTTGCCCCCATTCTTTTTGCCTCTCCTCGCTCACTCATTAGTAGCCCCGAACATAAAGATTGACTTTGGATAGATGTTTTTCTTGACACATCCATGTTAGGTCGTATGATTTTATATAAAACCTTGCCTCTAATACTTCTTTCTTACACTCTTGACATACAAATGCTCCTGAATATATAGAAAACTTAGGCATTAGTAACCTTGTCGATAAGAGACTCTTGAATATCAAGATCTTCTTTTACTCCAAGAATCAACTTGTCCCTGCCTTGGAATCTTTCTCCATTGACTGTATACCATGCTCCTGCTCGTTCAATGAATCCAAGAATTTCTGCTGTATCAACCAAATCAGCGATACTGTCAATCCCAATATCGTTTCCCCTGAAATAGAAATCATATTCCCCACTTTGGAACGCAGGGCTTGTCTTGCTGAACTGAACATCCCATCTAACCTTTCTTCCTACTTTTTCTTCAATAATCTTATCTCCCACATGAATCTTTCCTTTGATTGCCTGGTTGTCTGATTCAGAGGAGAACAACTTAATAATGGTTGAAGAATAGAACTTTGTAGCCATGCCCCCTGTTGGTTGCTGGCTTGTATACATAGCAGTAATGTTATTGCGAGCCTGACTGATAAGCACCAACAGCGTTGGCTTTGTTTGATTGTTTGCATAGTTAAGCATCTTTACGGCATTGGTCATATCCTTTGCCTCCGCACCAATCTGCTTGGTGTTTTCTAGTTGCTTTAACTCATTGCTATCCTTCTCAAAGTAGACTGCTGGAAGAAGGGCAGAGATACTATCCACAACAATGATATCTGCTCCTGCTTGCATAAGATCCGTACCAACATCCACCATATCGTTTATAGTGCGAGCCGTAGAGTAGATTAGGTTGTCTGGATCTACCCCCAGAGTTCTCGCCCAATCTTCTGAATAAGACATTTCTGCATCTATCCATGCACAAACCTTTCCTTCCTTTTGAGCCATACCAATCATTTGCAGGCACAAAGATGACTTAGCAGAGGACTTTGATCCCCATATAAGAATCTGACGACCATACGGCAATCCACCCCCCAATGCCCTGTTAAGACCATATGAGGGAGTTGGCTGCTTCTCAATCACAATGCCAGTTCCAGTAGTTATACTCTTACGCAACTTTGGATTTAGTTGTGACAGAACTTCTTCTGCACTCATAACATCAGACATTAAGCAAGCACTCCATGCATCTTAGGACGAGAAACATTCTTCTCCATCTTTTCATTGATGGCCTTTGCTAATGATTGATTGGTATATTGATCTGTACTCATACCAGCCCATAGGTCAAGGACACGAATAATAATGTCTGCTAGTTCTTCAACTACAACATCATCTCCCATCTCCTTGCGAATAGCCTCAAGAGTTTCGCTTACCTCGCTATGAACCATAGCCAACTGCTTCAGATAAAAGATAACCCTGTTGTCTTCTGTATCTGCGTCCCAGAAGCCCTTTCTCCGTGCATTAGCGTTAAGAGTAAACGCTAAATCATCCATATCTCGTAAATACTTCATGCTTGAACTACCTCCTTTAATGTTAGCCCTCCTTCTTTTGTCTTGCCAAATTCCATCTCAAAAGCCTTGCCCTCATCTAGTCTTGTGTATGCAATAGCAAAGGCTGTAGGAAATACAACTACTGAATACAGTTCTCTGTTGTGGTCTGCCACGACAAGGCTTGCCATCCTCTTACCTGATTTCGTTACGCGAGGCTTAAAGGATAGCACATAATGCTCTTTTTCGCTATATGGCAACTGCCTATAGTTAAGAAACTTTAGTAGTGTGGACTCACTACCCTGTATATTTTCGACAGGAATCGCTTCCATGACTCTGTTAGATCCAACAAGAATAATATAAGTCTTGCCAGCCTCAATCTTAGTGTCTTCATCATCAAATACTCCAATAGATCCTGTGTTGTCTAGTATTTCTACTCTTGACCAACCTTTACCTCGCTTGATTCCTCTGACTACGCCCATCAGGATAAATACTCCATCCTCATCAAACTCATCAACGGAATTAAGGTGTGCGCGATAGTGTTGTGGAACCTCATTACTAAACTCTGGAAGATTTAGATATTCATAAAGATTCTCCCTGACCTTCTCATCGTCCCTTGGATTGTCTGAGAACGTCAATGCTCCAACGGCATTGAGAGCGTTTAGTGCTCTAGAGTTTACTCCATTTCCCTTGGTAAATGTATACTCTTCAACTTCCTTGTAAGAGTTAAATGGCCTTCCTTCAATATATCTTGAAGCGATCTTATCAGAAATGAACTTAATTGCTGCCAACCCAAAACGAATACCTTTCCCTTCAATCTTAAAATCAATATCAGAATCATTAATGTGTGGTAGACGCAACGGAATACCAATGCGCTTTGCCTCAATCAAATACTCTGTGCGAGCATCCTTGTCCTTCTCATTCTTAAGAAGGGCAAACATAAACTCTAGTGGATAATAATACTTTAGCCATGCCGTCCAGTACGAGAGCGTTGAGTAAGCGACAGCATGAGACTTATTAAAGGAGTATCCTGCGTGGGCCTCAAAATCATGCCACATCTTTTCAGCAGCAGCCCCGCCAAGTGGCCCAGTTGCGTTCCGAATAAATAACTCCTTGAATTGGTCAAACTCTTTCGCATCCTTCTTCTTGCCAATAATCTTACGGACCTTGTTTGCCTCGCCCATAGTCATACCGCCAAGTTTGGTACAGGCAAGCATAACTTGCTCCTGATATAAAATTGTACCGTATGTATCTGAGGTAAACTCCTGCATTATTGGATGAGGATATACAACCATTTCCTTGCCACGCTTGCGAGCAATATAGTCCTTGCCAATAGTGTTCATGGCACCAGGACGAACTAGTGCGTTAGATGCAACCAACTCATCGAACTTGCTTACGCCCATCTTGACCAGGAGGTTTGTGTAAGGTGTTGCCTCACACTGGAATACACCCTTGGTATACCCATCAGAAAGCATAGCGTAGATGTTTTTATCTTCCATATCAATAGAACTAAGATCAATCTTCTTTCCTGTACGCTCTTCAATAATTGAGATAGCATCGTTGATTACCGTCAAGGTCTTAAGACCAAGTGCATCAATCTTGATTAGACCAATGTCTGCCGCTTCTTCCATATCTACGGCTACCACAGGGATTCTGCCAGTAGATCCTGTAACGGAGCGTGTCTCCATTGGGGCAACCTTGGAAATGGGTGTCTTGGATGTTACAACGCCTGCTGCATGTACCCCTGTGCCACGGATACGACCACGCATCTTGTCACCATACTTTTCTACCTCAGGGTACTTTTCCCTAAACCAGGCGGTGTTCTTGGAGGTTAGATATTCTTCCCATGTATCTACCGTCTTGAGAGCACGGTTTACGTCTGCAAGGGGGATATTGAGGGCACGGCTAACATCTCGTACAACTCCCTTATCCTTGAACTGAAGGAAGGTGGCAATGCTAGCAACATAGCGATACTGCTTTTCTAGATAATCTTTCACCTCTTCACGACGGCTATCCTGAATATCACTATCAATGTCAGGCCAGTCATCACGGTCAATATCAATAAATCGGAAGAACAGTAGCCCATGCTTGATGGGGTCAATGTCTGTAATTCCTAGTGCATAACACAACAGAGATCCTGCTGATGATCCACGACCAGGACCAACCATGATGCCATTCTTCTTCGCCCAGTTAAGCATGTTACGAACAACGATAAAGTATGGAGCAAAATTCTTTTCCTTGATAACCGCTAACTCTTCTTCTAGGCGATCAACATATTCTTGATTAGTATGCAGATTATTGGCTTCTAGGAACTCTTCTGCATACTTTCTAATCTCTGCGTCAGGGTTGCGGTGTTCGGCAGGAAGAAGATTAAGATTGCGACTGATAGTATAGTCCTCAACCTTGTCTGCAATCTCAAGGCTATTGACAAACATATCATCTCTAAACCCACCGTTGCCTTCCATAGACTCACGCATCTCTTCTGGCGATAGAAGATGAATGTCAAACTTGTTAAAACTCATCATTCGGTCATGACCGTAAAGATAATCAAGGCGTTCCATCATATCTTCATACTTCTTTGACTTCTCAAACGTGGCCTCTTTGTCTAACTTGGCATGAGTATTGAGAATAAGCATCATCTCTTGGATTTCTTTTTGATCTACCGTCGCATGGTGGCAGTCTGGCGTAACAACAATCTTGTAGCCTCCTGCATCTGCCAATTCAACAAGTGCCTCATTCATACCAGGCTGATTGTGTGGCATAACCTCTACATAAAAGTCATCGCCAAACCTATCTCCAAACCACTGAAGGTGCTGTTTGGCTACCGCAAACTCTTCTTGCTCAATTGCCTTGTTGATTAGTCCACTCATACATGCTGAAGTGACAATCAGGCCGTCACCGTACTTGTCCAATACCTCAAAGTCAATGCGGGGCTTCTTATAAAATCCCTCGTTCCACCCAATCTCGTTTAGTTTGCCAAGATTCTCTAGACCCTCATCATTCTTAGCAAGAATAACAATATGATTATAGACAAGATCAAGCGGGGCTGCTCTCTCTGACTTATCTCTCTTATCAAAGCGGTCTGCCGTGATATACCCCTCTATCCCCAAAATAGGCTTAACGCCCTGTGCCTTAGCAGCACGATACATTGGCCTATGACCAGATAGCGTGCCGTGATCTGTAATTGCAATGGCAGGCATCCCCAACTCTGCTGCTCTTGCTGAATACTCCTCTGGTGTTGCTACGCCGTCCATGAGGCTGTAATGAGTATGAACGTGAAGTGGTGCGTACAAAATATTCCTTTCTTGTAAAGGTGGGGGGAGACTTCTCTGGAATTTCAACCGTAACTCAGCAGTTAACTACAACCATCCTAAGTTTTGCGAAATCCAGCACGTTGCGACTCCCCCCACCAGCCTAATTACCAATCAATGTTAGTGGACGATGAAGTTGCTGAGAGGGTATCAAACCCTAGATAGAAAGATTCCTGCTCTGCGTAAGGAACCTCACGAACAACCTTTTCAAGATTGAATGACTCAACACCATTCCAATCAAATGGCTCTGTATCGGGGGCCGTAGGTAGCAGAACATAGGTGGTATCTGTACCAGTACCCTGACGCTTCAAACGCCATGTGAGGTTACTAATGCTACCTGTGTCAATAGCGTACTCACGAATGCTATTGAATGCAGACTGCTTTCCTACACCCTGCGACCATACTGCAACATATGGATCTTCCATGCCATCATCAACTAGCAAGTTGGTGTAATAGCGCAAACGTGGCCTCCACGAACCGCCGCGCTTACGATCTTCCATTGTTTCTTTGCGAGCCATCTCGCATCCAAAGCAGCGACCCTCTGTGTCCTGTGAGCAAACAGCCTTGCGCTTGTAGTCCTTTGGATTTGTGTGTTCTGACACTACGATAGCAAGATCGCGTGCCTCGTCAAAGTTGGGTGAATCAGAATCAAGTTCGTTAATAAAGCGAGCCTTGACTGACTGACCATCCTCCAACTTAAGCCAACGGACCTTTACTCCGTTGCTTTCGATTGCTGTGGGCTTATCAATGGCCTGTTCCATGGCCTTTAGCCCCTTCATAATTCCCATAATACTTCTCCTTATAGTAATGCAAATAATGGATCTGATATTTTTTCATTTAATTTTTGTATATCATCATCTGTCATATCTCCAATATCCTTGAAGCGTGACGGTATGTTGATAAGTGTAGCACGACTTCCTAGACGATCCAAGATCTTTTGCTGCATTCCCTTTCCTGCGTCGTCGTTATCTCCGACAACTATAGCATTATTGAAATACTTTGTCAATAGTTCTATCTGGTTTCGTGATACATTTGCTCCCAAAGTGGCTACCGCTGGTATACCGTTTTGGTCTAGACGAATGGCATCAAAAGATGATTCGACTACATACACCGTGTCATGTTTTCTTGCACGATGAAGATTAAAAAGTATCCTGGACTTAGGCAATCCTGGGGTATTTTTAAACTCTTTACCCTCTACTGACCTTGCGACAAAACCAAGCAGCACTGAGCCGTCTGGATTATGCATAGGAACAATAACCATGTCTTGATTACTTGAATATCCCAATAAAAACTTATTGACGGAATTTTCTGATAATCTTCTACCCTCATAATATCTCATAGCCCTGGGGGACTCTAGTGCCTGAGAGTGAAGCCTACGAATAAGAACCTCGTCATATGCCTTCCACTCTGGTTCTTTATACAAAGCCTTATCTATAGCACCCACAATGTCTGACTCTGTTGCCATAGAGTCAATAAATCTAATTGACTCAAAGTATGTCTTGTGTGTAACAAACATTACGAACTCTACTAAAGATTTAGATACCTGGCAAGAAAAGCAAAAGAAGGTTCCTCGTTCTTTAGATATTTCTCCCGCAGGGGTACGATGATTATCGTGAAATGGGCAAAAGATAATATAGTCAGAATCTACTTCTGATTCGATCTGGATTCCCGATCCTGTGATGACTTGCCCGATTTGTTCTGGGGTGTATAGATTGGCTTGCTGCCGTATATACCTTTCATCCATTCTGCATTCCTCTTCCCTACAAAAGTACCGTAAACAGATAATTTGAAATTGTAATGTTTGCCATTATAGTCGATTGTAAACTGTGGGTCAATATCTAGTCTTGGTGCATATCCTTGTAATTTCATTTGTGTATTTAGTATATTTATATATTCATTTTGTAATCTTGGTATTAGTGCATCATCATAGATCTGTCCATCTAAATGGAAACGCTTAATAGACCTATGTATGAAGTTTTTCATGCATTAATTATACCAGCGATTACTCAAAGTCTTTGTAAATAAACCTACCACTATCGAAATCTACCTGCACCATAAACTCTCCCAGATATCCATTGCGATTCTTCCTAAATACCGCCTCAAGAACATCGCTGTTTGGGGCACGACCAAGTGCTAGCAACCAGTCAGCATCGTAGGCAATCTGTCGTGACCATGAGGTTTGACCAAGTGTTGGAACGCTGTTCATATCAGTAACATCATCTGGTGTTGCAGAAGAGATAGCAACAATAGGAATCTGTTCTGAGATAGCAAGCAACTTCAATTCACGACTGAGGTTCTTCATCTTAACAACCTCATTTTCAGTCTTAGTATTTGAGGTCATAAGATTAAGATAGTCTACAAATACAATGTCTGGCTTGTACTGATCAATCTTGCCACGCAATACGCTTGGAGATACCTCGCCAATTCCATCGTTGGAAATGATATGAATAGATGGCTTGTTTGTAAATTCTTTTGCAGCCCACTTCTTAAACATATCAATCTCTACTTGCCCAGCAGACAACTTACGGTGGCTCCATATACCCTGCCCAATAATAGTAAAAATACGATTACGAACCTCTTCCTCCGTCATTTCCAGAGAAACAATTAGTGGTGATTTTCCATTCTTCCATGCCTGAACAGCCAAGTAAAGAGCCATCCAAGACTTACCGATAGCAGGGTAAGCCAAAAGAACTCCCAACTGGCCTTGCGTAATTCCCGCAGGGAGGTAGTTGTCGAATCCTGCCAAACCTGTGTAGATCCCATGTGTTCCTGCCTCTTGCATTTCTCTAATACGCTGAAAATATCCAATAGCGTCATCAACGTCTGTTACGTCAAGATCGCGGATATCAGCGGTTACCTTCTTTAAGTTTGTTGTTTCATTTACTAGAGTGTTGAGGGCATCTGTAGCCCTGCCCTCTTTGATTTCTTGAGCCGCTGCTCGCAGCATATTTGTAATGCCATCATTCATATAGTCAGAACGCAGTTCGTCAAGGTGGTGCTTTGTTGAACCCACATCATCTTGATAATCAAAGTCAGAGAAGTTCTGCTTTACAATGTTTACTGGTGGAACAGATTGATTCTTCTCATAATAATTTCTAACAAATTCCCAAATATCTGCGTGTGTCCTAAGCATATTGTCTACGTTTGCCTGTAGCAAAACATGGACCTGCTTATCCTTCAATACCGCCGAAATAATCTTGTCTTCTAGATTCACCCTGACAGCCACTCCTTAGCCTTAGCACGCCTCTCAGCACGCAACTTATCATCTTCTTCTTTTGCCGCCTTAGATTGTAGCAGACGATCTATGTTGTTAGCAAACCCCTTCCATGTTGGCCTTGGGTTAATCATAAAATAATATGTCATTGCGTCATAAATCTCTTCAAGATCAAAGGACTCTAGCAAAGCATCTGCTGCCCATTGCTCATTGTACTTATTTAGATTGGGGGCAGGCATTCCATTAATCTTGCAATGCTTCTCATACCTGCTCAAAACGGCGAAACGCTGCTTTCTGTCAGCCATTAATCAATCCTTACATGAGAAACAACAGCGGTTATAGCATAAGCATCATCATCCATGTAGTGCCCAGTATGAGATATCAGAGTTACAAAATCTGTATCTCCAAGAAGGTTGCCCATTTGCCTAAACGCTTCTGCCTCTGTGATGCCATAAGAGCATAAGACAGATACCTGCTCATTTGATGCGATGTATGCGTAATTATTTGAACTATCTGAGTTATTAAACTCAACCCAAAAATCATCCATTACTCAAGTTCTTCCTTTGCCTCCTGCAACTTCTCAATCAGTTGCTGCTCAACAAAAGAGTAGACACGATCCGATGCTTCCTTAGTGGATTCACTATCACGCACATAGTCCTCTACCTGGCAATCCAGACGTAGTGACTGAAAATTTCCTGTATTCAATGTATAACCCAGTGACCACTGGACCTTTGTTGGCTCCATAGCACAACCCTTCTCTAGATAGTTTCAGAAAACACTGGTATAAAATTACCGTTTTCGTCTTTCGTGTACAATAGGATACCATCTCCCATTGCTGCACGCAACTCCTGTTCGGTAGGAGTTTTGTTGTTTGTTATGAGTCCGTCTTTTCTTGGCTGCCCTTGATGAATCATGGACATTGCCCTCCTTGCTTCCATAATTACATCTTCTGAATAATAAGATGTGTAATGAAATGCTCTCTTGCCCCCTGGCAATTCACCCGTAGGCTCTGGTATTGCACCTCTTTTTACTAGTCTTGGAATATGCTTCACATGACAGTTTAGAAGTTGTGCTGTTTCTTTGACTGTAAACGCTTTCTTTCTTTTCTTTTTAAATTCAACAATGGTAGTAGTCATTGTTTCATCTTTTGTTTTGTTGTACAGGGTAACTATTCCTGCCGCCCTGCTAGTGTGAACTATTTTAACTAGATCACCATTTAAAAACCATATTTTTGTTTTGGGCTTAACTACAGGCTTGAGATTGAGGTTACCGATCTCATCTGCTCCATTTTTAGAAGCCATGATGCCTTCCTATCTTTTTTAGTAAAGTTATGGTACATCTCTCTTTTACCACACAGTATACAAAAAAGTTCTATATGATTTTTAGAGGTGTAGGCTCTATCAATAAACACCCTTCCTTTACACTTTCTACATGTTAGCACAAGAATAAATTATACACTAGAGGAAACGCCTACTGCCATAACATTCAGGGAAACATCTACAGATCCAGAAGAATTAAATCTAACAGATATTGTGGCACCTGAATTACTTACTGAGTTAACAGTTACAAGAACGTCTTTACTAACTGGGTTTTCATCAGTGCTAACAGGGCTAGCAACAACTATTGGTGGATAAGAAAATGCTGCATCTCCGAAGGAAACGTCTATTGTTTCCACCTGACCTTGATCTACAACAGATTGTTGTTGAACTATAAAATTACTGGCAAATACTATTAAATTTGATGTTCTAGTATTAACTACCCCATTTGACGTTTTTACCTTACTTAGTCTTGTTGCAGAATCATTTACCTGACTAGCAATATCATTTACTACGCTAACAAGTCTATATATATAGGGAACATCTAATGGCTGGCCTATATCTGGTTCACTTATACCTGGCATATTTTCTCCTGTAATAATTATACCATCAGGATATCGCAATAGATCCAGAGTAGGATCTAAATGGAAGTCCTGTTATTGACCCAACTCCAGAAGGTGTTCCAGAAAGGGTTATTCTATTACTATTATTTTTTGCATCGTTTTCTGTTGGATACAAAGAAATATTAAAATAGTCAATGACTCTTATATAGTATATTGTAGAATCAATTAGACCCCCTATTGCGGAAGAAGACTCATACAAAACACTAGATCCAGTAGAAAATGGATTTCCTTTTTCAAAGTATAAAGAACTATTTGAGATATCTATCGTGGTGGAGTCCTGATTGAATGATGTTGTTTCTTCATATCTCATCAGCGGATTTGAAGGCCTCAATATCTCAACGTACAGATATCCAGGAACTAAATTGCTAACATTGTTAGTGTTTGGATCTACATATGGATATGTAGAGGGAACATTTATGCTTAACGAGGTGGTAGATACTCTTTCTTTATGTATCCACTCTGATTCATTTTGTGCAGAACTATCTGCCCATTTTATCCAAATATCATACTCTGATATTTCGTCCAGCAATGACAACCCTTCATTTACTTTTTTATACACAGAAACAGCATCCCAGGTGGTGCTTATGAAAGAAGAGCCTACTTGCTCCACTATCAAAAATCCTGGAGAATCTATTCTTCCTGGTTGATAAATTAATTCTGGATCTATAGAGTACATGGGGGAAAAGGCAGACCTAAAATTTCCATCTTCTGAAACTATTCTATATCTTACCTGATACTCTTTTGTAAAAGTATTTATATTAGGCATCTGTTTATAATTAAGTTTAACTATTTTTGACATTAGGTTACTCCTATGCCGAACCTAAACTCAACAAAGTTGTTAGAATTTCTATACTTAATTATTGGATAACCATCAACTGTCCTTGTAGAAGAATATCCAACCATTTTATATAGTGGATTAACTGTTGAAACGTTGTCTATTCTTATTCCGTCTAAAGCAACATAGTGTTCGTCTGAACCTACCAAAGAGCCTACTCCTTGAGTTGTAACTTGGCAGTAAATTTTAGCAACAGTTATCTGATCCGAAGAAAAATCTGGAGTATTAATTAAATCTGATACTGGAAAAGAAATAACCTTATATCTGTCATTTGTTAAAGCATAAGAGGGTATATATATTTCTGCTTTTGCAAATCCAACATCTTTATTCAACTCGTTTCTTAGAAACTCAATCAATATTTTTACATATTCTGGAGTCCCTGATCCGATAGAAGTTTTATCTATTACGCTAAAAGCAAAACTAATAATATCTGATGGATTGTTCTTTGATATGTTTAAACTGATGTTCTTGAGATGAATGTGCTTAGACATAAAACCTTCTTCATCTTCTTCTGGAGTCCACGTTCCAGTCTTCCATGCTATTCCTCCGTTTGTCGTACCTGCGGCTACGGGCTTTGTTATAGTAAAACTATTAGAGGTTACCGATGTAACCTCTGCTGAAACAAAGTCAAAATTAGAATCAGCGCATCCCGATATTGTCACACTGTCTCCTATAACAAAAGTGTTTGAAGAAGATGTAGAGGTATATTCAACCAAGGTTCCATCAGATGATGCGGAGGAAATGTTGAAGTCTATAGACTCTATATTTGCAGAATCACCTCTTACAAAGATTGAATTATTTAAAAATCTTGGACCCTCTTTTCTATTTCTTCTTTCTGTTTCTTCCAAAAGTGCATGTTCATTATTTATCTTAAAAATCTTTAGACCATTATCTTCCACAACACCATTTGATCCTAAATCCGAGAGCAATATAACTGGTTCTATTGTTGAATCGTGCGCTTCCCAGTTTTCTTCAAAATCAAAGATTGTTCTGCTATCAAAGCCCTTTGCTAGTGAATTATTTGCCGAAGACCATAGTCCCACCTCAGTAATCTCGTACCTATTTTCTGTTGGAAGTTTTGCAGTAAATGCTATCTTTGTTATTCCATCCTCTTCAACGAACCCTTTTGAAATTATAGGAACCCTATTCATTTCAAAATTCATTCTTTTTTTTGTTGACGCATCACTTTGTTCTGGATCTAAAAGATCTAATGGATCTGCCCCGCAACCTATTGATATGTGGGTGGCATAAGAGGGTGCCTGCCCCAACAGGTATTTTGATATTACTTCTTTTCCGTCGTTAGTAATCATGAGAAATCCACTAAACTAATTGTACCACTTGTGTCAACATCTATCTCAATCAACTCATTATCTCTTATATCGTCAATCTCTATAACCAAGTCGCCTGAATCATCAAAGTACGGAGTGCTCATTCCTCTACCGATTAAGTCTATTCCGAAGGTTGCAAAATAGTTAGATGATGTAGAAGAAACATTGATAAGGTTGTTTGGATTATATTTATTTCTCAATTTTGATAAATTTTTTATTGGAGAATAGATCACCTTTTTACCATCCACAAGATCTGACCTTGAAACATTTATTAATTCCATTCCAGAAATATCTTCATAGTTTAATTCAAGGACGGCTTCTGGTCCAACTGGCTCTGGTCTTGTTATTACAATATCTGGATCTGCCTGCTTTATTCCTGAAGGACTAACAAAGTTTGAGGAGGTTATCCATGGATTGGCTGGTTTTGCTGGTGGTGCTGGGGCACCACCGCCGCCACCACCGCCACCGCCGCCACCACCGCCATCGCCGCTGTCACCAGTAGGTGGGGGGTTATTGCTTGGTTGGGAAATTGCGTTAATCGCATTAATATCTCTAATTACTGCCTGTTCAAATTGTCCTGCTGGTGCTACCCCTGCGTTATTTGTATGTTCAATTGCCTTTTGTATTGCTGCCTGAGCATTTTCTGCCCTGCCATGCACTGCTTCAGAGTGTGCTACCTGTAGTGCGTGAGCGGCGGCAGCCATTTGTGCCTCTTTTGCCCTGCCAGCAGCAGTGTCAAGCCTATTTCCAAACTGCCCTCTTGGTATCGCCATACTATACCTCCACCAAATACATAGTCATAGTTTCTTCTTGTAATGATTTATTATTTTCAATATTATATATTACAAATCTTTTATCGGTATCGCATACAACATCTACTCCATCATTATTTTTATAATTAATTTTAACTATGTCTCCTAATTGCAAATCAAATGTTGAAAATGTATTTATTCCTAATAGAATTTTAGGCTTGGAAACTTTTTCTATAATCCAACCCAATATTTTTTCTGCTGATTCTTCAGTCTGAATATAGGGGCTTGTTAAAGAAAAGTCTCTTATTCCGTATCTGTATCTGCTATTTATTATTTTGTTATACTCATCTCTTTGTATAAGAGGGTTCTTTAGAGTTCCATCGTCTTCATATATGGGATCTGACAAAGAAGATATTTTTTTGTAATAATCATCAACAGTTAGGGTTCTACTAGTTTCTTGCGTAAAGGCAACTCCTTGTATTCTTAAAAAGTTTCCTGTTGTATCATCAATATTTAGATTAGCGTCCGTGCAGTTAATAATAAGAAACTCTGCTCCATACGAGTTTGCATAAAATCCTGAAATAGAATACCCCTTAATTTGATTAAATGTTTTCATTATTCTTGAATACAGTGCTGGATATGCCCTATCATATTTTATGTTTAAGAAAGCCGCTTCTCTCATTATCGTTCCAAACTCATCATAGTAGAGAGAGTGTTCTGGACCACCCTCTGAATTTATTCCAGACAGATAAGTCTTTTGTATTATTCCACTAATTGCATACTTTTTGAAAAACTCAGGGAAATCGACCTCCTGATCCTGCCAAACTTCAGACAGGGGTTGCGCTAAAGTTACATTGCTGTTTTGAGAAACATTTGGCCCTACCGCATAAATATTCTCAAACATACACCTACTTGTTCCCCTGACAAAAAGTGCCATTGAGTTATATTCTGGAAGGGGGTCTGTGTCTACTACAGTTTGTACTTGCTTTCCATTAATAAACAAAAAGAAGGTTCTTGATTCTCCAGAATTTATGTGCTCAACAGATAAATCGTAAACTGTGGAAACATCTTCTGTTATAAATCTATTTTGTCCAGTAAATTTTCCATCATCGACTACAATTTGGGACGTTCCGCTCCACAGCCTTTTAGGTATTGCATTATTATTTTCATCTGCTTCAACCTTATAAAAGTAAACATTTGCAATATTCGTGGGATAAGCATTAGAAAGTCTAAGGGTTCCTCCAGTGGTAGAGGTTCTATTTGGAATTGCGGCCCCAGGTATGGTGTACTTTATTGTTTTTTTATTTTCATTAATTGCTGTTACCTTGTACTCACCATTTAACGGAGTTCTAGTATCTGTTGGATTTAAAGAATCTACTAGACCAGTTATCTCAACTGTTTGACCTACAACAAAATCTACTTCATTTTTTAAGGTTATTGTGACCACATTGTTATTACAAGTTGGTGCAGGGCTGCTTAAAATTTCATTAGCGGTTAACTGCTGCTTTGAAGGATTTATATAATCTTGAGCATTGCCTTCAGTCAGTGCAACTATCTCAAAGAAGTATCCAGTATTTCTTTCTTTATTAATATTTATCGCTATACCTCCAGATCCCCCCCTGATATCTAGGTTTTTGCTCGGATCATCTGCATTTATATCTTGATTTTGTAGAAAGATAAAAGATCCTTCAGGACTTTGTAATCCAGACTCTCCAGCATTTATGCTGCCTATGATTCTCATCCTGGTTCCAAAATGCTTGAATGAATCATTAAACTCTTTGTACATATAAGAAACAAAGTTTACTGGATCTACTTGCTCTGGTAAATCTGGTCCATTAAAGACTAAGGCAGAAGATTGTATCGTACCCTCCCTAGCAGTACTAAAATAATTAACCTCATTTTCTGTATAATGTTTATTGGCTCTGAAATTTTTTATTATTCCATTTCTTGTTGAACTTTGTGCCACAGTATCTGATTCAAATACTCCAAACTCTTCAAATTCTTTTGATTTTCCAGCAACCTGATTCTGCACTGTTGTTGGATACTCTATAAATCTATTAGTTGTAAACAAGTAATCTTTTGCTTCTTGTAGGCATCCAGCGGCATATGTATTTTCAGACCAGTATTCTGAAAGCCCTGCTGTATGTTCTGTAATGGGAGTTCCAAACTGTCCTCTTCCGTGACGTTTAACTTCTCCATTTTTTGGCCTTGTTATTCCGTTTATTGTCTCATAAATTGGCTCAGAATATATTCTGACATTTCCAGTTGGATACATTTTGCCATTAAATGGTAGTTTAGAAAAATATTTTTGATATTCTTCGTTGCTTGATATCCATCTTAAGTTTCCTTCAAGGCCATCGCCTAGTACTCCAGAAATTGCGTACTCTATTGCATCGTATTTGATAATTTCTCCGTTAGCATAAAAGTATCCTTGATGAGATGACAGTGATGCTGAAGGAAAGTCTATGTTTTCTCCTAAATCAAGTATGTTGTTTATTACTTGATTGTTTTCCACTAATGGAATGTCTGAGGATAGTGTTGTGTTTAATGGAGCAGCAGTCAAGGTGTAGCCCTGAGATGTATTAGATCTAGCATTTCTAGTTCTAAGATTTTCTTTTCCTGAAATTTCCCACAGAAGGACTGGCTTATATCCATAAGTTTTATATCTATCTGTATATCTGGCCTGAGAATACTGAGAGATTTCTCTTTGAATATATCTGGTGGTAAAGTCTATTTTTCCATCATTATATACCTGCTTATCTTCTGAAGAAAGATTTATGATGTTGGGAAGTTTATCTTCTTCAATCTGACCGTACAGAATTGAATCAGTTTCCCTGCTGCTTTCCGTTTCAGGCATTAGGTATTCTTTAGACATTACAACAAGGTTGTTGTATTCATCAAAAAACATAGCAGTCTGTGAGGCAACCGCTATATCTGTTAAAACCTCTGCAACATTTTTTTGAGTTCCTGTAAAGAAAAATGGTATTATCATTTCAGACTCATTATCTATTCTTTTAAAAACATAGTTGCTATAACCAATGTAATCCAACAGCAAACTAACAGCATAACTAATTGAGCAGTCAGGTATTAATAATTCTGGTGCCTTCATTGATTCTAAAAAGAAAAATAGATCTCTTAGTTCAAAGGATATGGTACCAGTCTGTTTCGAAACGTTAGGAAAGGAGTCTACATACATAGACTTTATTGGAATATAATAATCATAATTTTTAACATTTCTAACTATTTTATAAAAATTAAATTTTATCCTCTTGTCTACATAACTAGAAAGAATGCTTCCAGTTTTTGATTCTATATCAAATGTGTTGTTAGAGTTAAAGGAAAAATCATCATCAAAAATATCCATGGAACCGATTGAAGCAAAAATTCCACCCACGGGAACTGAGGCATTTCCTAGGTCTGACATTGTTTTTGTAATATTAAAAGAAGAAACTTTGTCTGATAAATCAAAAACAATTCTTGGAGACATTTCTATTAGGTCAAATGTGCATCCTTCTCTATTCATACTTTCTACTACAATTCTTATCCCGCGAATAAGATCAAATTCTCTAAATTGTGTTTCACCTGATCCATTAATAAAATATTCTGGGTTTGTTGCCTTTGTTAGTTTATGACTTCTAACATCAAAGTTTTGATTAGAGACTCCCCAATAATATTCTGGCCTTACGGATTCCCAATTTGTTCCGTCATATACCTTTAACGTTCCCCTCTCTTCTTCCGAGGTTTTAATTAAATAGACCGATCCATAACTTGCTTGATCTGGAAGAAAAGATTCATCTGTAATTTCTCCAAAATAAATGTAATTGTTTTCATACTGCACTGGCAATCTTAGTCCATAAGATAATTCAACATACCCATCGCTGCCTATCAAGGTGTTTCCATTGGCATCCCTATAGTTCTCATCAAAAGATGCGACCTCCACCCATTCAGTATCTTTAAGAACCTCAATCCTCCATCTTTTTGGAGTTGTTTGATTATTTTGCCCATACAATGGATCTTCAATTTCAACGCCATCATATATAAAACTACCCAGATTAACGTCACCCACATTTGTTTGCATTTTAAATATTAGTCTGTTTGCTGGAACATTTTCCTTGTAAACAACAAATGGTACAGCATCGTATATATAGTAATTTCCTAAAGAAGATGGACGAGATATTCCAAACTCTTCTTCTTGATTATTTTCTAAATCATTTCTATACGAGGTCCAGTATTTAAAAAGATCTTTTCTGGAAGACATATAGTATCTTGGTCTATTAGAAACGCTTAAAATTTCCTGAGATGTAAAATTTCTATCTCCTGTATCTAAATATTGATTACCACGCTGACCCAAATATAACAACTTGTTTATTCCTGACCTTGGCCTATTTTCAAGTAGACAGTCCTTTAAAGAATATAACAACTTCATTTTTTCATTATTTTTTGTAAAACTAATTGGTCTATCTTCATTGTCTGATAGATTGCTTACAACTATGTTTGAATCTGTTGCTCCAGTGTAGTATCCACCTTCATCAATTGGATCATAAGACCTTGGCAATTCGGAGAATTGTCCACCTTCTGTTCCTGGCCTATATCTATAGTTACCTATTTTTTCTAAATTGTTAGAGTCATTCATGTTAATTTCGCCAATAATTATTGACTCTGTTGAAATTGTGTTAGATGTTTTTAAATGATTGTTTAGTTCTTCTGATATAAACATTATGCTTCTTCCATGCTAAGACTTATGTTCCACATATCAAAGCCAGAAGATGTTCCGCTTCCCCAAGACTGACCTCTTTTTTCTACTTCGTAATCAAATGCAGAAAAATACATTTTAAGAATGTGAGTATATCTATTCAAGTTTCCAGCCCCATCTTTATCGTAAGATAAAAATACCCAGAAGGCTCCTACGTTAGACTCATACCAGTCAAGAAGTTCTGCGCCACCCGCTCCTCCATCAACTGTGTATTCTTCTGGATTAAATCCTAAAAAACTTCCTGTGCCAGGTTGTACAACATCTTCTTGATTAAGTTCGCCATCCGTATATTCTGGAGCGGAGGAATAAGATCTGGAGGGTAGCCGTGACCATGAGCAAGATAAATTAATCTTGTCAGCAGTATGATAGGATCTCATTGATCCATTAATCATTCTTTGTCTTATTTCAATTCTTTGCTTAGACACATTAAATGGGCTTCTGTTGTGATCTGAAAGTATTATAAAGTCTGTGCCCTCATCTCCTGATGGAACATATATGCCGTCTGTCAGCAATCCTGGATTATTGGAAAAGATAATAGCCTGCGGTCTTTGAAATTTAATCCTATTTCTCATATATCCACTAGTTGCCACGATTACTCCTTATATTATGGCTTTGTAGTTGTCTCATTTTAACCATAACCCTGTTTGCAATTTCGTCTGCTGACTGATTGGAGCCATTGATGGAAAAATTCATATCATATACATTATACACTGGAGCACTTATGCTAGAAATATTTGAAACGCTTACATCTGCTGGAGACACATTAGATGATCTTTCTGGTGCTCCATAACCTGGCATAGAGAAGGAACCCATGTTTATATCATGCATCATTGACTGACCATATTTATTTACCATTGCCTTCCTAATTACGAACTCTCCAGGAGTGAGCATTGCTGGAACTGAGTCTCTTGATCCATTTCCTGCTACCCCGCCCACGGAGTACCCCTTTATTTTTCCTCCTTTTGAATACCCCTCTACTATTCCTCCAGCGTAGGACTTTACTATTCCTCCAGCGTAGGACTTTGCTGCTTTCGCTCCATTAAATTGACTTAACGCTCCAAGGGCGGATACGATTGATCTTGTTACACCATCCCAAGATCCTGACAGTTCATCTGCTTTTTTCCTTGCTTTAATTGTCATGTCTCTAATCTCCCCAGTTACCTTTTGGCTTGCCCCCTCTAACTCTAGAATTCTATTTAAATGATTTTGTTTTGCTTTTAGTGGACCATTAACATGATCAATTTCTATGTTAAGTTTTCTTAAATATTCGTTTTGCAAATCATTTTGTCTTTGCAATGGATCAATTTGTTCATCAAAAATTTGTTTCTTTTGAACATTTCTGTCGTATATTAAATCTTCAATATCTCTTATTTGCATGTCAAGGGAGTGTTGTTGATCTTTTAGCGGAATCATTTGCTGATTTCTTTGGTATATCATATCCTCAATCTGTCTTATTTGCAATGAAGTTTGATAAGATTGTTCTTTTATGTTTGCAATTTGTCTTTCTGCCTGATCTCTTGTTAAACCATCGGATGTTCTTAGGTTTGAAACTTGATTTTCTAAACCAGCCTCTAGTCCAGAAATCAACTGCCTCTTTGAAAACTCTGCGGAGCCTGCACGCATTTCTTGTGCTGCGGCAGTAGCCGAATAAATGTCCCCTTCAGAAATTGCCCTAGATATATTTAGTTGCTGTTTTTGTTGATTAAGTATATAGTCATTTACATCTGCTACCTTTTCAAGTTGCTCAACTCTTTTTTGGTGGCTATCCCTAAGTTCTTGTTCAATTTTTGACATATCATCAAGTTCTTTAGATAGTGCCTCAGATTCTCTAGACCTTATTTCGTCTTGCCTATTTAACAATTCTATTCTTCTTTGATCCATTTCGTTGGCACGATCAAGAACCTCAATCTGTCTTTCAAGCATTTCTTGCTGTCTTGATAATCCTTCTATTCTTTCTTCGTCTATTTCATTGAGTTCTTCTAATTCATCAATCTGCTTTTGTATAACCCTTATGCTTTCCTCCCTCTTTGAAATCTCTAGTTCCATCATTTCTGGGAGCATTCCGTGGGTTTTTTCAAATGCATTAATTAAATCATCTTCATTTTTCTTTATCTGTAGTTCCAAAGAATCTATCATTGCTTTTGTAGCCTGCTCTTGAGCCTCAAACTCCGTTTGCGTTTCCTCAGCAAGTTCTCTCTTTGCGTTTGCTAATTTTTGAACTTCTTTTACAAGTTTGTTGTACTCTTTAGACCCCACCTTTACTTTTGCAAAAGATGAAATAAATTGTTCATCGTTCATAACGATATCTTGAAGTTCTGGAGAAAGCCCCTCTATAGCCCTGGCTGCTGCTGTTTTTTCTTTTGTTTTTCCCTTTTCTCGTCTTAGGCTTTCTACTGTCTGACCTAAAGAATCAAGCCTTGATCCTTCACTTAATTTTTTAATTTGTTCTCTGTTCTTTTTAAGCAGTTCTTTTGCATTTTTTAGACCTTCTGGGCCAGTGCCCAGTGCTGAAATAATATCTTCAGATAATCCCCTATTTCTGAGTTTTTGGAAAACACCAAGGAACTTTCCACGATTCTTTAGATATCCCTTCATGCCCTTTTCTGCATTAAGATAGAGTTTCGCATTAGCATTAATATTGTCTATAAAGTCTTCAAGGAAGGATTTTTCAGCACTGCCACCAGTTTCTTCTGTTTCCCCCATACCCTTTCCATCTTCTTCTCCACCGCCAAACAGTTGATCCATGAGTGCTTTTGCTTCGTCTGCCTCCTTTTTCAATTGAGCGAGTTTTGTTTCTGCTCCAGAAACTTGTCCAGCAATAAATGTTGTTTCTCCAGAAAGCATTTTATCAACAGCCAACATCATTTGAATTGCTTGTGCAAATTTTTCTTCACCAAGAACCCCTAAATTCAACAGAAAATCTACTTGCTTTCCATCAAAACTAGAAATATTTTCCAAATTGTTTGCTAAGACTTCAAGATTTGCTGTTGTTAAAGAACCTTCTCCATAAGCAACTATTATTTTAGTTTGCCTTGTATGATCAGCAGGCAATCTATCAATAACGTTTGCTAGATCTATAATTTCTTGTTCTGTGATACTACCCCTTGCATACTCTACCCCCAATGTTACAACGGCTTTATCGCTGACACTCTTAAGTGCATCAGTAATTTTTGTTCTCATTTCTTCATCAATACCAGCGAACGTTTGCAGAGTAAATGATTCCCTAAATGCTTTTAGTGCTGTTGTATTATCAAGACCTTCCAGAGTATCTATTGCTTGACCAGCGAACTTTTTTACTCTAATAAATTGTGTGGCTACTCCAGATGCCATTTTTTCATATTCTTTTTGACTTATGGCTCCTCTTTCAACAGCATCATTGTAAAGTGCCAGGGCCTGCCTATTTAAGAAAAGTGACTTTCCATACTTTGCTGCCGCGTCTGTTGCTTTTTCAAATGCCTTTTGTGTTTCAGCGGGTGTCTCTCTTCCAGCGATCCTTCCAGCCTGCTCTATCGCTGGCATAGCAGGCATTCCAGAAACTGGCAACAAGTCTCTTTGTGTTTGCAATCTATCTAATTCGTCAAGTGCTGCTTGAATTTCATTAAATGGTGCTTTAGTATCTGTTAAATATTCCCACTGCTCTCTTGCCTGTTTTATTTTTTCACTAAGTTCTTCAAATGCATCCCCCTGCTCAACTGTTTCTTGAATTGCCCTTTCTTGAATTGCGCTTGCATCTAGGAATTCATCGACCTGAGACAAAGATTCCATAACATCTTTTTGCATTTGTTGCGTAAAGTTTGCTTCTCCTCTGATAAACTTACCCGCAAGTTCTGGCTTAATATCGACAATTAAGCCATCCTTTAGAATATTTTCTCCTCTTCCTTGTGGATCAAGCAGTTCTATTAGCCTTCCCTTTAAATCAACATATAGTTTTTTATCCCCAAGTTGGTTGGCAATTTCTGCAATATATGCCTCAATTTCTTTTCCGCTAAGTCCCTTAGTTGCTGCCTCAAATGCTATCTGCTTACCAAGTTCTTCAGAGAAAGCAGTTCTTCCAAGTTGTTGTCTTTGTGATAAAAGTTCTTCCAGTTTTGCCTGACCCTCTTCTGTTTCAAAGTATTCTGCTACCTTACCTTGCTTTTTAGGTGCTATCTGTAATTTTTCTGGTGCAAGAGACCTAATACTTTTAGAAAATATATCTGCTGACTCTGCTATTTTCCTCATAGATCCTGCGGCTTCTATTCCAGCATCTACTGCATTATCAAACATATTTTCAAGATTTTTTTTCATAAGAAATACTGCTCCAGCAAGTGCTACTAAGCCACCAACTATTAATCCTGCTGGAGATATTAATGCTAAAAGGACTCCCTTTAGCATTGGCAAAACCATAGAAATTCCTTGTAGTCCAAAAACGACTGGCAGGGCTTTCTGAGCAATCTCACCCAGTCTATTATTCATCATGGATGCAGCAAACACAAGACCATCTAGTGCAAAAAATGCTCCTTGCATCTTCACACTACCGTTTTTAAGTGCCCCACCAAACTTTGACACCCCCCCCTTCAATCTTGAAAATCTTTTCGCTACTTGACCAGATTGTTTTCCAACATTATCTAAATTATTTGAAGCATTCTTTGTTGCCTTAATTAAGTCATCTTGAACTGATTTTGGTGCCATTGGCATTCCGCCAACCAGTGGTGATGTTGGTCCCTTTGGCATTCCAGCAAAAGGATTAACAGAGAGTGGAACTGCTGGTCCAGTAGGCATTCCAGCAAAGGGTTGTCCACCAAAACGTGATCTAATTTGTGCATTAACATCTTGTAGTGCAGTTACGGCTCCTTGCTCAATACCCTCGCCTATCCATATACCCAACTGTGTTGACCATGGTGGGGGAGAAGCAGCACTGGCCCCTCTCATAACTGCTGGACCAACTGCTTTGCCAGCCTTTACCGATGCTTTTTCCATTTCTTCAATAACTGCTTTGCCTGCGGCTTGAGAAGAAACAACGGCAATTGTCCTTGCTTCTTTCGCTAATTGTTGAGGAGTCTTCATCACATGCTCTGCCGATGTTCCTGCTCCGTAAAGAAGTTTAGACTGAGATCTTGCTAGACCAAAACTTGAAACATTTCCAGCGGTTGCTCTTGCTCTAGGATCAATGAACTGACCAGGAACGCCAGTTCTAGAAATATCTGGGCCAAAAAATGGGAGAACGCCAGATGCTACACGGGCTTGAGTTTGAAAAGATCCTGGTTTTGATAATTTTGACATTAATGCAGTTTCTTGCATATTTTCTTCAAAAAATTGTGATGCTTGACCAGCCTCTTTTAAGTTTAAGTTAGTATTTCTAATGAGCGATTGGGTTTTTTCTAAGTCTGCACTAAGTTCTGGGAACTGCCTTTCTGCTTGTGCAGCAAATTGAGAAACTGGCCCCCCTGCTCTTTCCATATCTGCAACAAATTTTTGACTTACCTGATCCAAAAGCCTTTGTTGTTCGCCAAGATCTCCTGACTCAATTGCCACAGCCAGTTCACGATTAAACTTTTCTAGATAAGCCATATTTTGGTTTTGCCAATTTTTAATCTCTGAATTTATTGTTGTTACGCTTACTTTGGCTGCTTTAGCAATTTCTGATACATAAAGAGATGTTACATCTGCTATATCATTTGCACTAACAGTAAGTATGCTGGTCAAAATTCCTGTTCCAGAACCGCCTGCACCAATGTTTGCGCCAAGCCCTCTTAAAACAAATGCTCCAGATTTAAATTTTCTTGATGCAGCACCAGATTGTTTTGATGCCCTGCTTCCTTCTGCAAGACCCTCTATTGTTCCTCTGTTCATTGAGTCAAGAATAGGCAAAAACTGTTTGGTAGCCTCTTTATTCATAACAAATTCGCCAGGGGTTAGAAGTGCTGGCTGATTATCAGAATTACCCATTCCTGCCACCATACCGCCACTTGCCAACATTTGTGGCGCAACATTTGGTGTTCTAAATCCTTGTGGAAGACTTGCGGCTGCTGCATTTGCTCCAGCAACATATCTTCTGTATGCTGCTGATAGTTGATCTACTGCCTCTCTTTGAATGTTAAGAGATCCTGTTAAAGATGTTGTTTGTCCTTCTAAAGATGCTGCGGCTGCTGCTGCATCTAGTTGTTCTCCAGAAAGATACTGTGTTGCTTCTGCTCCATATTTAAGCCTATTAAAGAATGTGTTAAGTGTTCCAAAACCTTTTACCAAATTACCAAGTAGGTTTCCAAAAAGACCAACGAGCATCAGAACAGAGGGAACAACAATTCCCACACCAGAGGCTAGAATGGCAACAAAGTTTTTAACAGTTGGGCTTAGTTCGTTAAATTTTTCAAGGAGGTTTCCTGCGGCATTAATAATTGGTGTAGCAATCTTTAGGAAGATTTCACCAATAGGCGCAACAGCCAATTTAAGTCTTTCTACCGCCCCTGCAAATTTTGTTCCAATTGCTTGCTCTACTACACCTAATTCGTTTTCTGCTGTTTCAGCAAGTTGTTCTACCGACATACCCGCCAAATCGAGTGCCCTTGCTGACTGAGATGCCTCGTCCGTAATGTTGTTAAACAGGGCACCGATTCTTGCATACTGCCGCTTACCAAATATTTCGCTTAGAAGTCTTTGCTGTGCAAGTTCATCAAGACTTTCCATGGCTTTTGCAAGTTGCATAACTGCGCCAAGAATGTCTCCTTGATTTGCCTCAACTATGCCATCTAGATTAATTCCTAGTTCTTTAGCCATGGAGGATGCGCCTGATGTTGGACTAATTAATCGTGCGAGAGAAGTCTTAAGTGCATTGGCACCTTCTGCCGCTGTTACACCACCTTCACGCATAGCAACAAGCATGACCGAAAGATCTCTAACGTCGCCACCCAAAGATTGAATTACTGGGGCAACGCGAGGAATGGCACCAGCGAAATCTTGAATGCTAAGAACTGTTTGGTTTTCAACAATGTTTAGATAGTTAACTGCGTCGGCAAGATCCTCATTAGACAATTTAAATGCATTTTGCAGTGTAATGGTTGTTCTCATTGCCTCTGATTGTTCCATTTGACCAAGGACCGCTAGCCTTGTGGCCTCTTGTGTCTGGGACATAAGATCTTCGCCTCGGAAACCAGCCTGTGCAGCAACGTTTGCAGTTTCCATGGTATCTGTAATGGCGATACCATACTTAGTTAGTTCTTCGCTAAGACTTCTAACTGCTTCAAGATTTTCCTCAACCTCAGTGGTTGTGGTAAAGATATCTCCATAAACCTTTTTGAAGGAAATTGCCTGCTCTTCAAGATCCATAAAAATCTTTGATGCTGTGGCACCAAAAATTGTTAAAGGTACGGTAAAGCCAACCATTAACTGACGACCAGCCCACTGAGTATTCTTGCCCCAGTTTACAATGCTCGTCCCACCGTCACGGAGAAGTTTATTAAAAATCTGCATTTTTTGAACAGATATTGCGGCTTCAGCATTAAAAAGGTTTAAGGGTCTTGCCAAAAGTGATTTTTGCATACCCCCTTGAGCCTCGCCCAAAGCAATGTATTGAGTCTGTAGACTTCTTACTCTTTCTGTGGCAAGACGAGTAATTTTCTCATTTTCTTGTGTAAATATTTTTCCAAAATTTTTACTAGATGCCGCCGCATACTTAAAATATTGTCCAGTAGAAAGTTTATTTTTGTCTATTGCTGTCTGTAGTCTTGATACTTCAGTAGCAGAGGTTCTAATTGATGTGCTAAATTGACGAGAAGATCCAATTTCTGCCTGAAAGTTACTAAGAAGACCTCTTTGTGCAGCAACAGCCTGAGCATTACTTTGAATTACAGACTTGTTAAATGAAGATATTCTAGTTTGTAAGGATTGTAGACTAGACAATGCCTCTGATGTATCAAGATTAACTCTGATACTAGCGTTTACATTGTTTTCCACAGATAAGCACCTCTATCTAATTATACACTACTGCATTGGATTTTTTGGTCCACCTTCCCCATCTTTTACAGAAGTATATTCTAAGCCATTATTGATTCCAATTCCTGCTTTTGCAGCAGTGCTTCCTTGCAAAGACAAAACATCATTAGAGTCTTTGGCTTGACCTCCACTAAAAACTCTGGCCTTAAGGTCTTCCCATTCTTTTTGACCACGCTCTTTTCCATCAGAGGAATTAACACTTTTATCAATGTCTATACCCTGAATGGCAGCAAAGAACTTTCGTTCTTCATTTTCTTTTTCCCTTTTAGCAATAAGGATAGAGGTGAGTTCTGCCATGCAAAGATTATCCTCTAATTCTTGATAATCTTTCCATATTCCTAAAATAAAAACTTCAGACTCTATTTTGGCGAGATCTAGTTCGTCCCAACTATCCCCGCCGCCAGTGCGTTTCCCGAATCATCAAACTTAATTCCCGACGCTGCCTCAATAATCTTGTACAGGGTTGGAAGGTCTATGTTGTCTTCAAGGGCCTCTCTATCTTCAGCAATTGATGGATTGTATTGCTTCATAGCAATCTGAGCACAATCAACAAGTACGTCCATCGACTTATCGTTATCATCTGCAACATCTTCAAGGGCAGAGAATGTTTTCATAAAATGTCTCAAAAGGGAGATCTTTAGAGGACGCATACTGATTTTTGTACCATCAATCAGTTCAAGTTCGGTTGTTTCATAAACAGTTGTAGCCATTTTTTTCCTTTCTTTTGACTTTATAAGAGAATTATAGCATGACAAAGGCCCCCTTCGCATTCGCGGGGGGCCAGTGCCAATTTATTTAATTTTAGATTATGCAGGTGCCGCTACAGTTCGGTCAACAATCTTTCCATAGGAACCTGTTGAGTCTTCTGGTAGCAAACGGAATGATACCTCAAACATTGAAGGCTCATCTCTTTTTGCTGAAACAGTAACATTGTCAATTGACAATGCACGGTAGGCAATATAGATTCTCTCAATGTAATCTCCTGGATCACAGTCTCCCGTGCCTGGTCCTACTGCAACCATACCTCTTTCAACTGGGCACTCTCCAATTGCTCCAGCAGAAAGGTTGAGAATTGATGCAGTGGCATTTGAGCCACCGTCTGCCTTTAGTGGTCCATCAACAGTAGCATCGGCATCGTAATCTGCTGATGGTGCTGCAATGGCTACTAGAAGGTTCTCTAGTGTTGCTTCTGCAAATGCGGTAGCAAGATTAACCTGCATACCTTGCTTGTACAACTTGGCTACGTCAAGAACCTGATCTACCTGGACCTCACCAAAATCTGGCTGGAACTGCAACTCTAGACCATTCATGGTGTAACCGATGTTACGAACAAGTGCTGCTCCAGCAGAACCTGATAGTGTCTCCAGGTACTGCTCTCCTGCAACAAAGTCTGGAAGTGCTGTACTAGGGGAAAACTCTGTTCCTGTGCTGACGAACATTGCGGCTGCGCCTACAATGATTTGTCTAGAATCTCCGCGTGTATATGACATATATTTCACCTCTTTTTATATTTTTTTTATAACTATAGGGCGTTTCCTCTCTTCAATTATACATCATTTTATAGATAATCTTCAAGAGAGGTGGTGAAATGATAACATGTGTCTACCAAAAACTCTGATATATAGTTTGGCCTAGACGTTTCTTCTCTTTGTCCACCATCTGAACTGGGAGCACCCGACCTTGATTGATACACTCTTAGGGTATGAAAGAATACTGGGTGAACATCGTTTCCCCCATTATTTCTTATCCAATTATTTATATCTTTTGCAGAATCATCTTCTCTGTCTAGTATTAACTGAAATGCTGCTGTCCACTGCAAAGTCTCTACTGGCTTTGCCTTTAGATAATAAAGAAAACTTTCTCTTTTCTTTACATAAAATGGCTCAGAAGAAAATCTCATAACCCTGTCATAAATAAAATATGGCTTGTTTTCCCATTGTTTTTGTCCAGATGCTGAATCTCCAATGGGAAAAAATGGAATTTTGTTTCCATACCTACTTGTTTTTGTTAGTGTTGGATCTATAGTTTTCATGGTATCCCATAAGTACCCGTTTATAGCAAGTGGTGGCACTCCTAATTGTTCAAAACTCATATCATTCCTACCTCATCAATATCCATATATTTTCTTCCAGCAATTTGACCAAGGGATCTTCCTGCCCCCTTTGATGCTTTAGAGAAATAATCTAAAAACTCTTTTGGCCTTTTTAGGTCATTAAATATTCCAGATTGATTTAAAACAATTGCAGAAAAATAAGAATCAAAGAATTCTTCTACTACTCTACCAAAACTTCCAGCAACTTCGTCCCCTCCTGGGTTTGCCACAAAAACAGATTTGACTGTGAATACTGGCTCTCCATCAACTTCAAATGCTAGAACGTCTGCATCCCTTGGCTCTATCTCCACAGATATTCTATTTTCCATAATGTTGGCTTTATCAACAAAGGGAACCCTTGATCCTTCATTGACTGATGTTGATGGCAAAAATTTGCCGTAAAGAGTTATTGTGTCTTTTGTGGCACTACAATCAATTTCAAACAATCTTGAGTTTGGATCTCCCACCCTGTCCCATTCATAAACATGGTGTAAGGACTCTGGGGAAACCTTTGCTCTTGAATCAATGTATCTTTTTAAAATCTCTGCTGTAATGTCTGAAAGTTTTTTATTAAAAACCACTCTATTTTTTTGTGCGCCATCTAGGAATCCATAGGAATACTCTATAGAATTTCTTATTTTTAAATTTAGATCATTTGCGTCAAACCTTATTCCTAATGTCATAGTTCATCAAGTGCCTGTGTGTCTGATCTATTAAAAAGTATTTTCCAATACTCTATTTCATTCCATGGATTAACGTATGGTTCTATAGCAAATATTTCATAGACTGTGGATAGTCCATCTCTATCCCCCGCCGCTTCAATAAAGTAGTGTTGGGAGGTCTTTATATCTCTAATATTGGTAACAAGAATACTAGTTATTGGGTGATATATTCCATTAAGATCAATTCTGGGATCTAGTTTTGATCTTCCAATTAGTTTGTCCTCATACTCATTAAATTTTCCAGTCTTTAGGGCTTCCTTATCTACCGAACCCAATACTTCTGCATATCCAGAAAGTGTTTGATTCCAAGACCAAATATTTTCTTCTATGCCATATTTATCTTGTTCCTGTGATGCATAGTAAATATCAAAATTCATACTGAATTTAAAATCTGAACATGCCTTCATTATAGAACACCTATTTTGTAAAAATTGCTTCTGTGCCCCTGCAAAATTTGATCAACTATTCTGTTTCCTGTTCCTGAATAAACTAGGTCATCGTACTTAATAGTAAACTGATCTGTTTTATATTCCTTTATATATTTATCAATATGAGAAGTTCTTCCACAATTAATGTCGTCTATCAATAACTTTGTTGCCTCTTGAATGTCTAGTGGAACAACTGGGTAACCAAATTCACCAACAATGGTAAAATCATATCCGCTAGGGAATAAGTCAAACTCTCTAATCTTTGTTAAAGCGGCAATTGGATCATCTGAGTCATTGTAAAGATTAAAAGAGTCTGATGCGGCTAGTGGCAGGGCCACTGGTTTTGATTCAGATCTATTGTAAAGTCCATACTGCTGTATCGTTATCGCTGAATTGTCAGAAGTTACAAAATATGAATCTTGAACTACGCTAGCACTTGCAAATCTATCATAAACCTTTAGGTTGTTTCTATATACATAATTAATTCTGTTAATTCTATTTGGAACAGCCAAGTAGTCTCCTCCGAGACCTGTAATGTCTACTGAATCATATGTATAATAAAATCCACCAGTCACTCCATCAATTATTGATCTGGCTATTCTTTCATTATATATTGCCTCTTGATCTTCCCCCGCTGTATTTCCTATTGCATATGGATCTACATATGGACGCTTGATGGAAAGATTATCTATTACTACGGTGTTTTCTGGATTTTCATCTACATCTAATGAAAAAACATTTACTGCGTACTCATCATCAAACTTTTCAAAATATTGATCCAGTTCTTGTGAAATATTGCCACTAGAGTCAGAGGTTACGTCATACGAATATAGCAAAACGGAATCTGTGCCATAAATTCTTAAAAGGTAGTCTGTCGATGGAGTTAAACCAGAGTATTCAAGGGTTAATGGAAACTCTGATGGTTGTCTTAGAAATATCATGCCTTACCGTAATAAGTGGCAACTTCTTCTGGCGTTGCCTCACGAACGCTTTTTCGTGTAAGCCACTTTTCGGCAGCCTCCTTTGTAATAATATTGTAACCTGATTTTAAGTCTCCTACGCCCATCCAATGCAAATTTTTTTCTGAAAACAAAGCAATCTTTTCAGACTCCTTTTTGTTTTTAACTTCTGCTTTAACTGGTCTTTCTGCTGACCTTACAGAAATAACTTTATCATCATTGGCATGTACGTTAGATTGCGGAGAAATCTTAGTCTTTGATGGTGTCTGGATAACAGTTTCTGAATACTCTTCTGCTACAGAAATTCCCGCTTCAATATCCATAATTATGGCTAAAATCTTTGTCTTTGTTTTTGCGTCACCTAAATCAATGCCGTTTTCTTTTGCATATTCTCTAAGTTGCTTGGCTGTCTTTGATGATAGATGCTCCATTAATCCTCCTATGTCTAATATCAATTATATCAGAATATGCTTGAGGGGGGTAGGTTTTTGTCCTACCCCCCCACAAGTTAGTGTATTTAGTTATCAGGAAGGATCTGAAGCAGCATCTGCGTAAGCAACTGCGTCAAGTTCTTCCCATGTGATGCCCAGACGGACGAATACTGTGTACTCAATTGTGTCCTTCTTGGCCTGGTACTCACGGTTAACTGTGATATCGCGCTGGAAGCCCCATACACGGTTGCTTGGGAATGTCAAATCGACATAATCAGCAGGGTAGTAGGGAACCTCTAGAACATCGACACCAAGAACGCGAGTAACGTTAGCACCACCGAATGTCTGGCCTGCACCGTCAAGGTATGCCTGACGGTTACGCTCTGTGCCAGCAACGCGGGGATCAAATGCTGCTGCAATAGCGTCAGCAAGTGTGCCGTTGTTAGCAACGATTCCTGCGAATGCATCAGTGCCTGCGTAGAACTTAAGATTGCTCTTAACTGCGCGGTACTTGCGTGGCATTGCGTAAATGATCTGCTGCATTACCTCTGGTGTCCAAGCGTTGTTGGAAACTGTAACGATTGCTTCATGGGCATCGCTTCCGCTTGTAACCTGATTAACGAAACCATTCATAATTCCTAGGAATGGATCAGATCCTCCATCACCATTGATGGCAAGATCCTCAATATCGTTAGCAAATGCATTAGTCATCAAACGTACTAGGTGATCCTCAAGTGCGCCACCTTCGATATTATCCTCAAGTGACTCAGTTGAAACCTCCCAGTCAAGGCGGATCTTAGTTGTTGTAAGTTCTACCTTGGTGAATGTTGCACCAGCGTTGTCGTATGTACCGAGTGCTTGTGAAGCAGCACGAATTACACGCTCTCCAACGTTGACCTTTTCGATCTCCATTGTGTTTGCACGCATTGTAACTCTACGACCGTCATTGGCAAGAACGCTTGCGTCCCATACATAGTCAATGAATCGGTTGGCCTGCTCAGGGTTGAGTAGACCGCTAAGAGTTCCCGTAGGATTTACTGCGTTTGGTCCTGTAGTAACGCCCATGTTAGCGTTTGGGATGTTACCCAATACACCAGCAGCGGGGTCTGTTACACCACCGACACCACCAGCAGCGGTTGCGCCCTGGCCCTGGTATAGACCTGGGTTTGGATCGCCATACTTACCTGAATCTGATGGCTGGTTCTTCTCTAGAATTTCTTCTGACATTTACTTTCACCTCCTGTTTTCTTAGTTAAATAGGTCGGACTTTGTGAGGAAACGACCGCCCCATAGAGATTTTTGAACCTTTGTGGGTTCTTCCTGAACGATCTCTCCGAGATCGCCAGACTTACGGAAAGCGGTATCGTTTTCCACTGCGTCTACACGCTTTCCAAACTCTTCGTTGATACCCTTTACTTCTTTGACCTCCTGGCTAACACTAGCAACTTCCTGTGATACACCAGTAATTGTTTTATGAAGCCCCTCTACCTTTTCGTTTAGAGCCTTCATGGTCTCAGCAAGAGTCTCTACGGCTGAAGTTACAGTATCAGCAACAGTCTTGAGAACTTCTGTCTCGTTAATTGTTTCATCTGACTTCTCAACACTTTCAGTCTTTGAAGCCTCCTCAGACTTCTCAACTGACTCTTCTGCTACCTCTTCTGTCTTTTCGACAGCCTCTGTATCCTCAGAAGTTGTTTCCTCTTCTGCCTTAGCAACAGCCTCATCCTCCTCTACAGGGGTTTCCACTGCCTTATCAACTTCTTCAACTGTCTCTACGATCTCTGTCTCAGAAGTTTCAATGTTTTCATCTGCCATCTTGCTTACCTCCTTTTCATCATTTTTTATTCTGTTTAGAATTGTCTTGACTATATCTGCCTTCTCTGCATCATTGGACTCAACAAACCCTATGTTTTGCATACCTTTGTCGCAGCGTGGGCAGTCGGAAGAGCCTTCGGCAGAAAGTTGAACAAGGTCATCAGTGCTGCACCAGTAGACGTTCTCAATTGATGCCTTAGCAAGATAACCACCTTGACTATTTTTCTCAACGCTAATAACATTTGCATATTGATTAGCAGGGTTATCAACAAGAGAAAGTTCATATAGGTCATAGTCTTTAATTACACGAATGGACTTATCCATATCTTCGCTATATACATCTTCTGCATCTTTGATGTTGCCACCAATAGAAAATCCAGTTAGTGTTCCATCAAGAACCTTTTCCCAGGTATCTTGAGCACCCTTGCTGACGTATGCAGAAACATATACTCCGTTATAAAACTTTTTTGATTCAGAATCAAAGTACTTGTCTTCTTTAAAAGATACAACCTTGCCTACGGCAATTTGCTGATGCATCTCCCTAAGATTACCGCGAAATGTTTTAAAAGCCTTGAGAGATGCCTCTGAGGGAACAATGTCTCCTTGTTTGTCCACATTATCAAGCGTGGCAAAACCAGATACTATTCTTCTCTCTTTGTCCACCTTGGCAATCGGCATTGAAAGTTTAATGTCGTTGCCTTCGCTAGACCAGTGAGCCTTAGACATATTCATACTATCCTAATTATATCAAATGTTTTTATAGTTTTTTATCAAATTGTTACTATTGAGTTCTTCTTCCCTCACCCTGAGGGTTTCTTCCTGTGGTAGTGGCAACACTGTCAGAATTGTTGTTCATTCTTTCAGAGTCTCTTTCACGATTTTGCATATTGTTTGCTCTAGCATCTGCTGCTTGACGGGCACCAAGGACTAGAGGCTCTTCTCCGCTAGGAATTTGTGGAAGATCAATCTGTGATCTTGCCTCATTTGGCAACATAATCTGATTCTTAACATAGCGTTCAAGAATCTGAGACTTTGCTACTTCGTCAGTAAGAGTAAGTTCATTAAACTTAAGTTCTATTATATCGGTAAATTCTTGTATTACCTTGCCTACAATTTTTTCTATGTGTCTTTGTGCTGGTCTTGCTACCTGCTCCTTGAATGTTCGATCATTTGCAAGTGCCGCTGCCAGAGATCCTGATGTACTTCCCAACTTGGAAAGTGGAACTTGGTGTGCCATAAGAATATCATCGCGGTTTTGCGTCCTGTATTTTTCAAATGATGCTTCTTGAACACCATTCTCAATCGGATGCATTTCAAAATCAATCTTGTTTCCATCTGAGTCAGTGGGTAGAGGAACATATAGCGTCCTGTGATTTTGTCCCTTTAGTCCCGTTTGAAGGAATCTAAACAATCTATCTTGTGAATCTCCACTGAGTTGTGCTCCCTTTGTAACCACGATATAGCGAGGGACTGCTTTATTCTCAAAATAATCAATGTTGTATTGTGCAGCCATCTGATCACCGCGTAATGCAGTATAGGCTGAAATAATGTCTGGAACTCCGTAAAATGTATTTAGTGGAGAGTAAGCCTTGAAGTGAATTACTTCATTTGGCCTATTATCGTTAGTTACTGGATTAGGATTAGTAGCACCATAATTTCTAAAGTAAACTACCTTACCCCCAATAATTTGAATAAATCCATCACGAATTCGACGGACGCGCATTGTTGTAGATGGAATGTGACCTATATATCCAATTTCTCCATTTACCTTGCGACCAATCTCCATGTATCCGTTTCCAGTGGCTTCAACATCTGTCTGTATTTTCTCCATTATGTTGATAAAACTATCTTCATCATTAAGGCTTTCTAGCCAATCCCTTGTTTGAACCTTTAATCTTTCTATTCTTTTTCTTGCCCTGTCAGACTTTCCCTTATCTTCTTCGTCCTCAAGTCTCATCTTTACAGGATTTGTTATTTCAAACATATACCCAAGACCGACGATGTTTTCTACTTTTGCATCAATACAGGCGTGGTTGGCAAAATTAGTGTCGTAAAAATTTGCAAGTTCGTATAGATTATATGGTGGGGTAATAACATCAAAAATTCCATAACCATTTCTCCAGACCTCGCCAGGATTTATTTGCTTTGACCCAGTATCTTCTTGACCTACTGGACGGGTTCCTGCTGATTCAGCATATGAGGTAGCAATTTCTCCACGATTATTTCTTGGAACGTCATAAGCCTTTTCCATCTTATTTTCATTGCGAGTAGTTCTACGCTTAAAGTTAGTGTCTATTCCGATAAAAGCCTTAAGATCTTCCCAGGACTTAGAAAATGGATCTGCCTCTTTAAACTCATTGTTTGTCTCAATTGGATCGTCTGCAAAAACCTCTGCTCTATATTGTGTCATTATTCGCCATTCCCATGCTGCTTAATACCCTGCTGCGCTGCATGAACTGCTCCAAGATCATTTAGATTGGGGATAAGGCCCTCTTTAAGTCTTTGCCTTTGTTCCTCGTATTGTTCATCTGTTGCTCTTCTTACTCCAGCATAAAACCATGCCTCCCCCTCTGGCTGACCGTAGTGTGCGGCGGCTTTTCTAATTTCTGCTATTTTTGACAAATCACCGCGCATTGAAGGTATGTTCAGCATGTTTCCGTCTTGATCTTTAAATAGGTGACCACTAGGAAGTCTCCAAAAATATAGACCCCAGTCATACATTTTAGGGATAAAGGTGGCCTTTGATTTACTGATTTCTGCCTTTTTAGTGTTGCTCATGGTATTAATTATACCAGATTATGCTGGTATTGCTTCAAACCTGGACAATGAAGCGTCAGAAATTATCTTTATTAAATCTGAGTCCAAAACTACTGAGGATTCATCGTTTATAACAAAACCACTGTTTCCAGTAAAGGCATTAAACAAGTCTTTAGACCCAACGGAGAACACTATTTTTTCACTCTCAACATATACATTTGCCCACAGCCTTATCTCATCTTCTGTTGGTATAAAGTACACAGCAGTAGAAGTTGAATTATTTTCTGCCCCATCCCAACCAAAACTTTGGAATAGGTTGCCTCCCGCTGAATCAGTGCCATCAAAATATCTTCTTAACTTGGGGAATTCGTTTGTAGTCTTTTCTATTAAAACAGCATCTATATAGAAAACCTCACCAGCGGAATTTGAACCCTCTTGAACTATGTCAATTCCTAGCATTGTTGTTTCTTGCTCTAGGGTTACTGTGTGCGAAACTCTAAGCCACCCTGCTCCAGACGCTATTGGTGTTTCTATTCCTTCGCTTGTTGCTAGGGGCAACAGAGGTGATGAAACTCCCCCATCTATAGAGTCCTCAAACGATGATAAGGAAGATCCTCCGTCGATTGAGTCTGAAAAAATATTTGTTTCTGCATTTCCTCCATCAATCCCAGTATATTCTTTTACCACTATCTTTATATTTTTGTCACTACTCTCTTCTGGAACGTATATGTATGCACTCACAGTATATTCATTTTCTGGAAGGACGTTCATCTTTATATTTTGTTCAGTTGCAAAAGTTGCACCAGAGTAGTTTTGAGACGAGGTTATGCATTTAAGTGAATAATTGCTAAAGAGACTTTGATCAGAACTTCTAGAAACTATCGTTCCTGGTTCTACTGGACCCCACCCATAATCACTTTCTTCTATATTGGGGTTGTAACAAATGTTTGTCCTAACTTTTGTTTTTGTTCCATCTTCAACATACCAAGATGCCCAAGTTAAGTTGTCTATGTCGTCTACTGACAGGACTCTTCTCCACCTCCTTTTTACTGTTTCAGCAGTTCTTCCCATGCCCTCTGACTTAAAGTGGCAAACATTGTCTACAGTAAAGCCTCTAAAAAAGTTTATATATCCAGCATATCCAGAGAATATCAGTTCTTCGTCAAAAGTTATTCCTATAGAGTTCCACTCATCATACTTAATAAACGGGCTTCTTACCCTAATTCCATTTTGATAAAAAACTACTCCTGGCTCTAACTGTCTTGTTTTTTTATCTCTTGCAGCAATCATTGCTCTTTGTCCAGATGCATCAACCTTCATTATAAATTCTATGGTTTTGTCTTTAGAGTCAACTTCAAATACTGGATATGCGACCTGAGGAATTACTGTTTTATCATATTTCATAAACATTTGTATGGCATGAACTCTGTAATTTTCATTTTCTTTTTCGTTAATTGGAACAGCAACACCATACTCTTTTTCTTTTGTATGGTTTCCCCGAATAGAAAGACCTGAATCTTCGGTCAAATATAAGTATGGAGATCTTTTTTTAGAAATTGCAACTGGATTTTTTGCTTTATTTTCATAGTATATTCCGTCTTTAACATATGTGTAGAATGGAGATCCGCTTTCTGCACCTACCTCGTTGAATCTATTATGGTTTAATGCTTTAGAAACAATTTCGAAATCTCTAATAATTAGAGGGTTGCTTAAAATTCCTTCATGCTTTATTGAAAAATTAAAAACTATTGCAACTTTATTAAAATCAAAATATGATGGGGGGAAAACCACTGTTTTATCAACAAACTCAAACCTTGTCAAATAAGGTCTTTTTTCATCAAACAACGATGCTTCTTTATCTGCGTCAATATATCTAGACTCAGTTATTTCTCTAAAGTACGGGAAATTAGATATTGGTTCGTTCGCCCCTTCTGATAAAAGTTGAAATGTTAGAAAAGATCTAAGGCTTGATTGTGATGTATTTAAAAATCTTTCTATCTCATTTTTAGTTTTTAGTTCTTCATACGTCCCATACCCGCTGATTAATGGGTTGTCTAATATGTAGTATGGCTTCAGGGAGGACTGAGAAAAATCTTTTTCAAGATCTACATATGACCACCTAAGATTTTTTATTACCTTTTCTACTGCATCATTAACTGTTGGGTATCCAATATTTATCTGAAGAAAATCTAGATCATAGTAAGTTTCTCCATCGTTATTTTGAACGTATCCTCCAAAAAAGGAAAGTGGAATATATTCTTCCCATGAGGAGGACACTGATATATCCATAAAGAATTTGTTGAATCTAACTAATGGAGAAAGCGTATAGGTGGCAAAGTGATTTGACATAATATTGTATTCTGTATAGTCCAATACTCCATTGTCTAAAAAGTAGGGTTCTATTTCAGCACTATTCTTTTTATTAGACAATCCTATTGAGTGTATCTTTCCCTCAAAAGTGTTTATTTTGTTTCCTGCAAAATATACTTGTAAAGTATTGATAGAACTAAAAAACTTTTTTAATCTGTATTCTGACGACTGCAACAGTTTTTCTATATTTATTCCAACAGCAAATGAATATTCCCATAGCATTCTGCTGTATGAATAGTATCCGAAATAGTCATAGGAATATCCATAATAGTTGTCGTATCCATACTCTGAGTAACTGTTCCAAGAGTAATTATCCTGATCTGAGTATCCTGGATAAAAACTATACCCTCCATCATCAAAGGAACTTGTGGCAAATGTTTCTGTGTATATAGTTTCATCATTAAAATCATAATATATGGTTCCATTGTTTATGTGTACATGAAACTTATCTGAATTTATAGAGTTTGTTATAAGAATAAGGGTGGACTGCTGCTCTACCTTAGTTGTTGAAAACACTCCATAAATAGAGGAGAGAGAGTCTACTATTCCCAAGGAATCAAAATATATGTACCCTGGCTCTGTCCATTTTAATCCGTCTAGCGAGAACTGATTGTTTTCATCAACATTGGGTCTAAAAGTAAAAAATTTATCTCCCTGCAATTCATTGACTATTTTATTATCTGCATAAAGATCTTCAACATTTCTTCCACCTATATATATATTTGGTAGAGAGTATTCTGGCATAGATATAAAAGACTTTGTGCTGTTTAAATTATCTGAGTATCCAGCGTCCCAGTTGGATGTATCTGGATATATTTTATTTGCAGTATAATTTGCATTAGAGTAGTTTACATATGCACTCTTTCCCTCAAACGCATCTGCTACTGATTGTGGAGACTCAGTTGCTTGCCCCAGAGCAAATCTTCTTTTTGCTACTGGAATGGGCACTATATAGGGGTATATAGATACACAGTCAATGGTGAATGTATCTATGTCGGAATATGTAAAAAATCCAATCCAATTTTTAATTGAAGAAAATTGAAATTCATCTTTTATGTAGGATACAGAGGCTACCTGCTCTCCATTTATTATCAATGTAGCCTCACCACTTGAAATTGTTAGATGACAAATCATTGGCCTATACCACTCTGAAACTGGATGAGAAGAATAGTTATCTCCTATTTTCAAGGATATAAAGGCATTATTTATATATATTCCGTCATCTGTGTCTATGGGACCAAATATTCTTTTTGTTAAAAAAGTTTTAGGATGTATGTTCATCCAAAATTCTACTGTGTAGTCGTTATATTTACCTGAAGAATGAAGAAATCCCTTGCCTGGGAAGATTATTGATGGAAGAGATTCATCTTTAGATGGATAAAGTCTAGTGCAAGAAGTGGAGCCAAAAACTAGAGGTATGCCTTCGTTTTTTGCAAGTATTTTATTATCTTCAACTATGTAGGAGCCTGACTGTTCTTGTATTCCATATTCAAGTGCTGGTATTGAGGTATACCCTAAAGAGTCTATAACTGTTTTGTTTCCTAAAAACTCTGTGTGAGATGTTTCAGACCATTGTCCTACCGCCAACCCATTCATAATAAATCTATAGTCTTGCTCTGCTCCACCAGGATCTACGTTTATTCTAATGAATATTCTCATCCTATCGCTATCATATTCTGTTGGAAGAAAAGAAAAATCAAAATTAGTCCAGAATCTTCCTTCTTCTCCAGTAACCCTTGTTGTAACTTCTACGTCTTGACCCAAAGCATTGTTGTAATACTTATACCCCACCTCATACCAGTTTACAAAAAAAGAATTTTGAAATAAATGAAAACTTATGGAAAATGTTGCAAGATCTTTATTTAATGAATCAAATCTAAATGTACCTGGACTCTCTATCTCAATATTTGTTCCTGCTACAGATATTCCAGATGCTTCAATTTGAGTATAATTATCATCCCCAATAAAGGTGGAGGCTTCTAAGGGTAGTGTAGGAGAATCATTAAAAACAACAGAAGCAGAGTTATCTGCTGATGCTGACCACCCACCCGAACCAAAAAGTCTAATGTCATCAGATATTAAAGATATGTATTTAACATTATCGTCCAGCGGGTACACACTGATTGGTTGCTCAGAAAATATGCTAGTCGCATATAAGTTTGATGGATTAGTCATCTGTTTACCTCTAAACTATTATACCAAAATAGAAGGGAGGGTAGGACTCATACACCTACCCTCCCAAAACCGACCTATTTAGGCGGTTATAGCAGAGGTGGAAATGTCTACAATATCACAAGCACCTGCCGTACAAGACAACTCCTGGCTTCCCGTAGTTCCGTCCTCTGTCTCATACAATGTTAGCATATTCCAGTCAATTCTAGAAGGCATCTTTTTTAGCCACGCTTGATATTCTTCTTTAGTTATTTCCTGATATGGTGCTTGCTTATAGGTATGCTCTGATGCTGGTAGGAATGATACTCCACCAATATGATCAAAATTGTCAAATACCCAAGAACCTACCCCAAGCCATTCATCTTCATGAACATTAACTGTTACTGATGGATTATGCTCTGTCCAATGTTCACGATATGTCTTCCAGATTTCAAGGTGATCAATAGCAGAAAGATCTTTCGTTAATACAGCGTTTTTTGGAGCCTTGATGGGGAAATAGAAAACCGTTGTGTCGTTTGGCTTCATTACATCTGGCTCATTAGGAACACCACTTTCCTTTAGGAATACGGTTAGCGGATCTTTGTTGTCTCCGCGAACAGATCGGATATAGTATTCTGAATACCAAGGGTGGATGCCGCTTGATACTCCAGTTAACTGAGAAACAGTTCCAGATGGCTTTACACAAGTAATAGATGCAGATGGGTTAATTCCCAAACTTTCTGCCTCCTTTGCATTTACCATAACCGCTTCTTCACGAAGGGTGTCAAGAATTCCAGCCAACTTTTCACCGTTGGTAGCAGTAATCTTGTTTCCAAAGATTCCTGTGAGGGAGACACCAAGAAGCCTTTCCTCTTCACAATTATGTCTCCAGGACTTACGAATGTATTTAAAGTTTGTCAAAGTTGACTGCCAGGTTCCAAGGATTGTTGCTAGTCTAACCTTTTCTGAGAGATCTTCAACTGTATCACTTGCATCAATAACTACCTCTGTAAGGTTGCAAAATTCATTTGGTCGCAGAAGAATCTCTCCACATGGATTTGTTCCCATTACCTTGCTTGAATCGCGGCGACCGAATTTATCAATATGTCCTCTAACTGATTCCATATTATATATTCCTCGTTCTCCAGACTTTGATTCGTACAGATTTCTCCATTCTCTAAGGAATTGTGCAGTATTTGGCTTAGAATTATAAACGGCAGAGTTGTTGGCAAGTGCTCTCTGAGGATCTGACTCCCACCAATTACCACTCTTTGCCTTTGCCATTTCAAAGTCATCTAGATTGGACAAAGAAATAAGGGCTGAACGACGAACGCCTCCAACCACCACTACCTCTCCAATCTTACACATAATGTCGTGTGCCTCAATTGGCTTCAACCTGCGTCCTGCTGACTTCCTAAAAACATCTGCTGTAAATTGAAACAAAGCATGTAATGGCTCTGGTCCTGATGCACGACCACCAAAAGTCTTTAGTCTTGCTCCCGCTGGACGAACCTTTGAAGTGTCCCAATTTGGCACCTGTCCTGTAACAAGAAGCCCGACAAGTTCTTTATATGCTTTTGCCCACCCCAACTTAGAATCCTCAACAACTATGGTTGTTTCTGTGTTAAAAAAATCTTCTGAGATAGTTGGCAACGAATCTATGTACTTTTGCTCAACGCTAAATCCTACCCCAGTACCGTTCATTAAAATATACATGGCCTCGTCAAAAGACCTAAGACTATCAACGGCAATAAAAGAACAATTGTATGCTGCAATATTGTCTCTCTCTAACGCTGCCCCCGCTGTCATCAGGGCACGCATAGATGGCATTATCTTGTGGTTAATAATTGCATCTTTTACCTGAGAAAAGACTATATCGTTTTCATCGTATTGGTAATTTTCTACAACATGATTCTTAATAAACTTTATGTATCTTTCAACTGTTTCTCCCCATGTCTCTCTTCTACCTTCTTCTTGAACCCACCTAGCATACCTACTAATATGAATAAAATTTCTATAAGGATCAACAATTGATCCCTTTTCGTCAACTAATGACATATGGCAATCTCCTAGAATTTGAATTTTGTGTAAGTAAAAATTATATCACTGCTATGACTACGTTATCAATATAAAAGATAACATTGTTATAAAGTTTATATCCAATACCTGTACCACTCAGCACTTACTGCACCGCTGCCGCCGCTATTTGCATCAACCATCAATACCCACTCGTTTGTATCAAGTTTTACTAAGGTTCCTAGGGTCCATTGATCTGTCAAATCTAATCCGAAAGAGTTGTTTATTGTTACTCCAGAGTCGGCAGCAATTCTGGTGGAACCACTTCCTGCCTGCAAAACAAAAATCTTTGTTCCAACGTCAAAAGCCACGGAAGAATTTTGTGGAATTACAACAGAGTTACTTGAAGAACTTGTCATCTTGATTAACTTTCCCGCGTCGTTAAGTGTTAGAGTATACGATGTTGTTGCATCTTCTTGTATATCAAAATAGTTACTACCTCCACCCTCTGGGCCTGTTGGACCAGTCGGTCCAGTGGGTCCTGTTACTGTTGAGTCAGCACCTGTTGCACCAGCAGGTCCAGTTGGTCCAGTTGGACCCGTTACTGTTGAGTCAGCACCTGTTGGTCCTGTTGCACCAGTCGGTCCAGTGGGTCCTGTTGAGCCTGTTGGTCCTGTTACTGTTGAGTCGGCACCTGTTGCACCAGCAGGTCCAGTTGGTCCAGTTGGGCCTGTTGGTCCTGTTGGTCCTCCAGATGGGCCAGTTGGACCCGTTGCCCCAGTGGGACCTGTAACAAAAGAATCTGCTCCCGTTGCCCCAGTCGGTCCAGTATCCCCAATGGGACCCGTTGCCCCAGTGGGACCTGTAACAAAAGAATCTGCTCCCGTTGCCCCAGTCGGTCCAGTATCCCCAATGGGGCCAGTTGGTCCAGTTGGACCCGTCACTGTTGAGTCAGCACCTGTTGGACCTGTTGCACCAGTCGGTCCCGTAGGCCCCGTTACTGTTGAGTCGGCACCTGTTGGACCTATGTCTCCTACTGGTCCAGTTGGTCCAGTTGGTCCTGTTGGGCCTTCAACTTCTCCAACAAGAATCCAGTTATTTGAATCTTGTGACCAAACATAAAGATATGGTCCTACCAAATATCCGTCTCCAGGGGAGCCAGTGGGGTGTGCGTTAGCAAGATCTAGGGCTGTACTATAACTACCCAAGATTGTTGTTGCCGCACCTTGAGGACCAGTGGGGCCAGTGGCTCCAGCGGGACCAGTGGGTCCGACTGGGCCTGCGGAAGCACCAACATCTGTTATAGGAACCCATGATCTTGTTCCGCTGGTATCTGATAGAAGTATTGAATTTGGTTCTGATGGTACACCTAAATCTGGTTCTGCTTCAGAAAGTTCTAAAAAATTATACCTATCACCAGAAACGTCTGATGGTGGAGTTTTTTTTACCTTACCAGACAATATTTTACTCATTTG